AAATACTGCTGATTTAAGTGTTGCAATTGATAAAGCTGCATCTGCTGAACCACCATTAATTTTGAAACCTGAAGCAGGCCAAACTTTAATTGTGTTAGCTGATGTGTTACTTACCCAATATTTATCGCCTGGTGCTGCATCTGATGGCAATGTTGGGCCATAGTTAGATGTAGACGTTGCGTATTCAACGATTGATGTAGGTAATAATTGACCACCTTGTGCTGCTGCTGTTGCTGCTTGTGCTTTTGATACAAAACCTACAATAGCTTGTGCTGATTGACCAGCGTTACCACTACCTAAGATTGATTTAACTAATGCCATAGTATTTCTCCTATTTATATCTTAATTTTTCGTAAACCTGACGTGCCAACTGTTCTTTCAACTGACCACCGTCAGGCTTCTGTGGTCTTGCTGAACTCTGTTCCGCCACTACTAATTTGTGACGTTTTAAATGCTCTCTATGTGCTTTACGACCTTCTATCATCTCACCTGTCACCATAGACTTGTAAGGCTGATAGTCAGACATAATGTAATGTGATGATTGTTCCTGTGTGTAATATTCGTCAGCAGGAATAAGTTTATGTGTTACTGGATCTTGTATATATCTAGCCATTATAGTAAAAGCAGTATTGCTTCCTCATCATCTCGTTCACGTTGCGCTTCTAGTCGTTCATAATGTAGTTTTTCAGCTAACATAATTATACGTTCTGCTGCTGCTACATTTTGTGTTAATAATTTAAGATCTATAGAGTTTAAAGATAAGTTTTTAGAATTAGAATATTCGCCTACTATTTCTTGTACTTGCTCTATTACTTTTGGCTCATCTAATAACTCATGTAAAGATTCTTTTACAGTTTGCTTAAATGATTTGTTATGTTTCTTGTATCCACCCTTAGCAACAATTCCAATTGGTGGTGGCGTAACATTGGATACAATCTGGAAAGCGTTACGTTGAAACGCATTACTTTGAAATCCAGAGTAAGCCATGTTAAATCCTTATGCCCAAAGAGCTTTAATTTCTGCTACTTTATCTAACCATACTTGTTTATCAATTTCACCGCGTTGCCATTTAAAAAATAATGGATCTGATTCTTCTCTGTACGCTTCTTTTCTATTAGATTCTTGAATAGAGTTAATTTCTTCTAATTGTTTATCAACAACTTTCCAAACTTGTTTCCAAATACCTTTAGTATTAACTGGAACATCTTCAACAATCATTTGTTTATAAGTAAAAGTAGGAAATTCTGTTTGTTCTACTTTATATACTTCATATTCAGATAATAATTCATCAGATAATGTTGATGGAAATGATACCTGTGGGTTATCAAATTTTAATTGATTGATACTATAAGGGTATATTTCTATTTGACCATTATTTAATTTTATAAACATAATTTTCCTTTTACTTTTAACCTACAAAAAGTTGAATACCTGATGTAGTAGTACCGGCAGACCATGTTAGGGTTCTAGATCCAGTAGCTCCAGAAACAGCTATAACTTCATCATAAACAACTAAACTAGGAGCAGATGCGCTTCCAGTTGTTATTGCTCGTTGAGTCATTCCACTAGGCGCACTTGTGACAGTTGGTGACACACTACTAGATGTAAAAGCAGCAATTAAAATACCAGGTATAGTTGATGTCACAGAAGATGCACTTACTGTTGATGATCCTGGTCTTGTTATAGTTCCTACAACATCATAAGATGCAGACCTGTAAACTAAAATTGAAGCACTTAGGTTTGCAGAACCAGATGCAGTAAATACATAATTTCCTGATTCAGATGCAGCAGTTTTCCAACCAACATTTACGCGTGGATTTGCTGATGTTTCTGAGTAAACATTTGTAAAACCAGTAGGAAGTGTTACTGTTGCAGTTCCCGAACCATAAACAAAACACACCAATAAATCATTGTCTTGTATGTTAGATGGAGCAGTCACAGTTAATGTAGTTACTGAGTTTGCCCTGTTTATGCTTGAAGATATAAAACTAGGTGGTTCTTTTTGCTTTGCTGCTCTTAAAAAATGACTTAACATTAAGCTACGCTTCCTACCAATGCACCATAAATAGTAGTGCCAACTTTCCAAAGCTCAATAACTGTAAATCCTGTAGTAGCTAATGTAGGTGCAGTTCCGCCTACCCATGTTACAGCTAATGTTGTCCATGTGACTGTGTATGCTGTGCCATCATTAATCATTAATGTCATAGACTCACCAGCGTTCCAAGTTCCAGAAGTAGGTGTTCTACTTGCACCAAGTGTCCATGTTTGAATTGTACCGTTTTGCGGGGTTAATGCTACGCCAGCAGCATCCACAACAGCATAAACTGTTTCATCTAAAGAACCACCAAGAGTAAATACACCGCTAGTTGTAGCTGTTGTAAGTGTTGGACTTGTAGCTAATACTACCGATCCTGAACCTGTAGTACTTGCTGCTGATATTGCAGTTCCATTACCTGATAATATGCCTGTAATAGATGTTGAAATAGTAATAGCTGGGGTTGTTGTAGCTGTGGCTACTGTGCCTGCAAAGCCATTAGCAGATACTACTGATACTGAAGTAACTGTACCTAATCCTGCTGACATTGTAGACCATGTAGGTAATCCGCCAACAGATACTGTTAAAACTTGTCCTACTGTTCCAATACCTAATCTTGTACCAGCACCGCTTGTAGCACCATAAAGAATATCACCTGCTGTAGTAAGTGGACTTAAAGCATTAAATGCTGCTGAAGCCGTAGTTTGACCTGTGCCACCATTGGCAATTGGTAAAGCTGTTCCTGAATAAGTAAGTGCTATAGTGCCTGATGATGTTATAGGGCTACCAGCAACACTAAATATTGATGGCGCAGTTACAGCTACAGAAGTAACAGTACCAGAACCTTTATTATTAAATGTAGTCCAGTCAGCAGATGATAAAGCACCACGATTTGTAGCAGATGCTGTAGGTACATTTAGAGTAATGACCGGTGTAGTTGTTCCTGTAGCTACGCTTGAGCTTAAATCTGTGCCTGTTGTGCCTAATGTTAAAGCTGCAACGCTTGTTACAGTACCATTACCCTTGTTGTTAAATGTAGTCCAGTCTGTGCTTGTAAGATAACCAGATACGCTTGTAGTAGCTGCTGGCATAGCAATTGTAGGAGTTGCACCACCTGTAGAAGTAACAGGGCTAGTAGCTGATACAGAAGTAACTGTGCCAGAACCTTTGCTATTAAATGTATTCCAGTCTGTACTTGTTAAATAACCATTAACTGTGCTAGATGCTGCGGCCATGCTAATTGCTGGTGTTGTACCACCGCTAGATACTACTGGTGCTGTTCCTGTTACGCTTGTAACTGTTCCTGCAGCAGGTGTTGTCCATGTAGGAGTTGCACCTGTGCCAGCAGAAGTTAATACTTGACCTGCTGTACCTTGTGAACCATCAAAGCTGGTTGTACCTGTTACACTAAAGTCTACAAAACTACCATTTTTAGGTATTGTAGCACCTATAGTCATGTTATCTATTGTACCTACGCTAGTAGGATTTACTTGAATACTTCCTGATCCTGTTGGATTAATATGTACATGACCAGTACCAGTAGGACTAATATCTATTTGTGCATTAGAGCCATTTAAGTTTGTAGAAACATTTAATGAAATATTATCTCCACCACCAGCACCCATACTCATCTGAGTAGTACCAGCAGAATTTTTAAGAGACAATCCACCTGAATTTGTTGCTTGAACTGTTGGTGTAGTTAAACTTGTAGAAGCAGTAAGTGTAGTAAATGCACCTGTTGTAGCTGTAGTAGCACCTATTGTAGTACCATTTACTGTGCCACCTGTAATAGTTACAGAGTTAGCATTTTGCGTAGACATTGTACCTAAGCCAGTAATATCTGTGCTTGGTACTGTTGCACTTGCTGTAAACGCAGATGTACCGTTACCCTTTACATATCCTGTAAGTGTAGTAGCACCTGATCCACCGTTAGCTACAGGCAATGCTGTGCCTGAATATGTTAAAGCTAGTGTACCTGCTGCTGTAATTGGGCTTCCACTTACAGAAAATATAGATGGTGCTGTTAATGCTACAGAAGTAACTGTTCCTGTACCACCGGCTGCAATCCATGATGTGTTTGTACCGTCTGTGCTTAAAACTTTACCTGATTGACTTGTTTGGCTGGGTAATAAAGCATTAATAGCTGCGTTAGCTGTAGTTTGGCCTGTACCACCGTTAGCAATAGCAAGTGTGCCAGAAATTGTATGGTCATTATTCCAATCAGAAGGTAAAACAATGTCAGCTAGTAATGTGCCTGGCGGAAAGTTACCTAATGCAATCTGTGCATCTAAATCAGCTTGTGTCCAATCCGCTATGGTATCCGTCTTGGCATGTTTAATGGTTACAGCCATTATTTAACCCCTATAATCTTACCGTTGGCATCACGAACTACTGTCTTAGGTCTATTCATTTGTTCAATCAATGCTTGATGTGCCATTTCTTGTTTCATAGCTAATTCTTGATTATGGTTGTAGTTATTGTTAATCAATTCAGCTACGTTTTGGTTTACAGCACTCAATACATTTTGAATTTCATCTGTTAAGTGCATATTACCGTTATGGTCAATGTCTACTAACGGATCAGATAATGGATTAGCTTGCATGTATTGTTGTTTAAGTTTTGTTTTAGCTTCTAATTCAGCCACAAATATCTTAGTTTCATTTTCTAGTTTAGATTTCCACGCATCAAACTCTAATCTTTGTTTTTCTAGGGCTTGATCTAGCTCTGCTTTGTGCTGACGTTCTTTCATGTCGTTTTGTGCTTGAGCTTCTTGTTTTTGAGCTTCTAATTGTATCTCTTGCGCCCTCATTTGTGTTTCATTTTGTAGTTCAGCTTGTCTTGATTGAGCTTCCATCTGAATCTTCATCATTTCAGGATCAGGTTTAGGTTGTTTAGGTTGTTTAGCTTGTTCTTTAATAGCATCTGCTACGTTATCAAACTCACCTTCTAATACTCTGCCTACTCTAAAGCCTGTTACGCCAAATTTGAGCAAGTCCATAAGTAATGGTGTAGCTTCTGGTGGCATCATTTGAGATGCCTGTGTAGCTTTCTCTAAGAATTGACCAACTGCTGATAAGAATTCTGTACGATCTTGTTTTTCTTGTTGTTCGTCTTGGTATAACATAGAATCACTAGCTACTTCTACTCGGAAAGTGCGCATAGGATTGTCTTTAAGCATTGCAATAGCTTGTGGTACTAATGCTTGATCGTCTGGTGATAATTGTGCTACTCCACCAATTTTAATAAGTGTTTCAGGTTGAAATTGACCGCAAATAATCTGCGCTTTAATTTTTAAGATGTCTGAAGCAAAACAAGCTACATTATCTTGGTACGCTTTAAGTCTTAATGACGCAAATTGGCTTTTAATTTGAGCTGATGTTGCAGTTTCTATGATATTAGATTGACCACGAATGATGTCACTAATGCCTGTAATATCGTATATTTCTGATTTAAGCTGTGCCATAGCATCATAAGCGTATTTAAGTGCAGCAGCTACAGGTGTAATGTCTACAATATCAATTGCACCTTTAAGTCCTTGCTTCTCAGCAAAGGCTTGCCAATTCTTAACAGGGATAAGTGTATTGTTTTCACCCTCTGTAAATAAGCGTTGTAATGTTGGTTCTGATGCGTCATATACACCACGAACTTTAAGTGCGTCTATAAGGCCAGAAATGCGTGAAGATAGGGTATCTAAAGCGTTAGCTTGATCTTGGTATAATACAAAGTCAGGAATAGGTACTAATGACTCATTCGTGATAGTTGAATATAGTGGTTTAGGGCATGGAAAGAATTCTTCTAGCTGTAATGGATCATTTCTTTCGTCTAAAATTTGGTTTAGTGACTTAGAAATCCACATAACCTTCTTAGTTTCACGATCCCATAACTCAATGATAAGGCCTTTTTTGCCAATACCATCTGAATCTTTAAATTTTTGGTCATCTGGTGATGCGTCTAGCGGAATCTTGTTACCTAATTCTTCACCAAAGCGTTCAATAAGAGCTTTGCGTGTAAGGTATACTTTACGCCATACTTTGTTTACTTCATCCCATGTTCTTGCTACTTCATGGCCAAAGTCTTTCCAATGTACATAGTCTACTGGTGAAGCTTCTGTATCTAGGTATTCTGCTGCTTCTTCTGAAGATTCTTCTTGTTCTGATACTGAATAGTCTTGTGACTCAATGACAGGTTCATAACGTAACCATGCTGTACCACGACCACCTAAAAAGCGATCATATACTGCACTTTCCATAGCGTTTCTGAAGTCTGAGTAGTGTTCAATCTCAAAATCCATTGCTCTTTCTAGGATCATAGATGCTACTCGGCCTACTGGATCATTGTCTTTAAATCTGCGAGATACATCAGCTTTAGGCATACGAGAAAAAGTAGCAGCTTTTAATGTTTGGACATTAGCCCATAACATATTGTATCGTGACATAATAGAGTTTACTTGGCGTTCATCTCTATACCTACGCAATATTCTATCTGTTCTGCCTGACCACTTGGCAAACTCTTTGTCGTATTGCGTGACAATGTTTAAGTAGACTTCTACGTTGGTCATTATGCAAATACCACAGTAGCTGATAATGTGCCACCAACAACGATATAAATACCTGCTGTTGTACCTACAGGCATTGGATACCATGTACCTGCTGTGACTGATACTGTGTCAATGACTTTAGCTGTTGTAGTAGTAGTTGCACTATCATAAACTGTGATTGTGCCTGAAGATGATGATGAAACAAAGATGCCTAGTAAGCTAGCACCAAAAGGTGATACGTTACCAGTTGCTGCTATTAGTTTATAACCACCTACGTTTTGATTCGTTCCTGCCATTTTAGATCCTTCCGACTTGTGTTTTAGGGGTTGATTCCCATAATTCGTTTAATGTTACTTCCGTCTTGCCTACATGTAATCCTCTAGGCTTATCGTCTTTCTTCTCAGGTTTTGCTTCTTCTTGCCAACATACAGCTAAGTATCTGAAAGCGTCACTAGCATGAGATGTCCAATCGTGCTTAGGTTTATCTCTGAAGATTTTTCTATCCTCATCCCATTCACGTTGATATTGTTTAAGAGCTTCTATGCCATCTAAGCAATTTTCTCTGTCTATCCATACTCTAGGGAACATAAGCCTTGTAGCCTGTATACCATCCATCATAGATAGATTGACAGTAATGGCCATGTTCTTCCATTCAAAGTGTGATGCTAATTGCTCTACAATAGATTTACCACCGGATGCTAGAGTTTTAGCTTTAGCGTCATGTGGTAGATAATGTCTGCCAAACTTATAAGGTTTGGTAAGCACTTGCGCAGCATAGTGAGCTATTTCCTTACCACTTGAAGCATAATAGTCAATGACATGGACTTCACCATGAATGACTTGGTAGAACCATATAGCAGTATCATCACTATATCCTCGATCCCATACTGTGTGTACAGGCATTTCTTTATCATACTTAACTTCTGTGATGCGACCTTCTTGTTCGGCTTGGTATAATTCTCTACCCCATATTGCACCAGGTAT